GCAGAAGTATCTATTGCAGTTCCTCTAAGCATAGCATCATTCGGTAATGTTTTAATGCCTTCAATGTAAGAAAAATAATATTGTAAACCACATCTTTGAAATGTATTTACCTGGCTAACTGAAATATAATCTGGTCTTGGCAATGGGCCTCCCTGGTTATTGTGTTGTTTCTTGTCGTTGTATTAATTGTTTTAATTCTAGTAAATCTTTTTTGGCTTTGTGTAATTGTGTTAATTCCTGGTTCACAATTTTTTCTGCCTCTGAATACTTGCTTTCTTTAAGTAGAAAATCCACCAATGTTACGACACTATTTATGTTTGTCATCTTAACTCCTTTAGTGTATATCATAGTTTATGGATAAGCAAATTTAAAAGGTCTAATTGTCGTAAAAACAATTTTCGCATAATGCGTAATATTTATTTTGATTTGCCCATTTACTATCCAACCATTCATCATCACAATCCCAAAATAAATCTATTGAATGTTCTACAACTTTGCATTTATCACAAGTATTAGTTTCAATCATTCCTGGGCCGCCTCATGCGTTTCGTGTTTTTTAATTTCATCTCTAATTAATAGATTTGCTAAACCTTCTAATTTATTCTTAAAATGTTCATCATTGCCATTAGGGTATCTATCTCCAATTATTTTTTTTATTTTAATAACTAATCCTTGTCTAATTTCTACTTTCATTTTTGCTCCTCGTCTTTCTTTTCGGCTCTCGCCTTATCCAATCATCACTTGAAATAAACTCATCATTCATAAATTTATTTGTGTTTTCAACGCTAAGATATGGACATATTTCTTTTAATCTTTTTTCAATTTTTTTAAGTTCAATGCCTAGTTCTATCAACTTGCCATTCGTCATAAAAAACTGATGTTCTCCAATATTGAATAACCTTTTTTTTCTAACCTCTATCATCTCATCTATAATCTTATCCCTCTCTAAAGATAGTTTTTCACTCTCATTATTTTCAGAGGAATATAAATTATTTCCTATCAAAAATACTGTATTTATTTCTTCATTCATTGTTTTATTATTTGGTTATCGCTAATTGGTCTGCCCTGTTCCCATTTAATTGAATCTTCAGGGCTTAAATATGAACAAGTCTTTTTTAATTTATTTTCTTTGTTTAATAACACTAAACTTAGAAATTGCCAATCGCTATCTTGCATAACTGCCCTAAGCAATCTTTCCTGATTACGATATTGTCCGGTATCATTGTAGATGTCTTGTATTGCTATCATTCTGTCAATGATATTATCTCTTTCTATTGCAAGTTTTTCTTCTTCTTTAGTTTCAAAGAAATAAATCTTGTCGTCTATCAATGCGTTGCTATTTTTACTAATTCTTACATTTTCAGCATCTTTAGGAATTTCACTCATTTTTGCTCCTCGTCTAATCCTAACTCGTCTTTCCATAAGGTTGTTTCGTTATCAAAATGAAATCCACCCTCAATTTTTAGTTTAGGAAAATGATTGTTAATTGCCCTAACTAGCAAATCAGCAGGGGAATTTTCAGTCATAAATGTAAGAGCCAATACTCCATTTACTGTAATGTCAACATTTATATCTCCTGTCATAGAAACCATTTCTCCTATCTCGCTTTTATATCTTGTATGCATCAGGAACCCTAAAAGTCCCTGTATTTCTGAATTTGTTCCTACAAATTCTATGTGATTGTCTATTGTGTCACTCATTTTTGCTCCTTAAAATCCTAAGTTTTTTATCATTTTAGTTTGTAGTTCATACCTAGATGTATCTACTTTTACTGCATCTCCACCAATCTCAACCCAATCAACATCATGCATATAAATACTGCCCATCTCAGTACCAAATAGCCCATCAACCTGAGCCATTCTAATATTGCCACGCTTACTATCCATAAGGATAAATCCACTACCATTTTTCAGCATACCTCTTACGCCTTTTTTTAATTTGTTTGGATCAATCATCCCAACTCCTTTGTATTGTTTATTTTAATTGTGTGCCATGTACTACTAATGCAAAATCCTCATTAGTATTCACGGCGTGATATTCGTTGGTATCAATAGGTAAATCTGTGACCGACTCACTCGATACCACTACTGCTTTTTTAATTTTTATCTCATCTAATAAGTGGTCATCTTTGCCACCCTCCGAGAGTGTCAGTATTAAATTATCAGGTATCATATGCTCATACTTTTTAACTGTTTCTAGTTCCTTAGTATATGCATAAAATTTTACATCCTTATCATCATTGGCTACATTAATCCACGCCTGAAAATATTCTGCTGTAAAGAAATCCCCTGATACATGTATCCTCACATAATCAGGTTTTGAATATTGATATAAACTATTCAATATCAATTTCGTCATAGCATCTACATCATATCTAATTTCTTTAAGTAGATTGAAGTTATTCCACCATGAATCCCTTACACTTTTTAAGCGTTGCATTGAAGTAGCAAAGCAAGTGTATTTAGCATCCTTGCCCCTACTCATTTTATTTGTCTTTGGGTTGTACCAACTTTGACAATCCCTAGCACTCGGACAACTATATCCACTTGGCAAACTAAAATTCAATACTTGAGGTGGTCTTTTACCATCGTGCCACTCATTTATTTTATCTAGTTTTGCGTTTTTACTACTGCCGAATTTTAATAATCTCATCTCTCAACTCTCCTTTCATTCATTTTTTAATCTTCCTTCCTTTTATCATAGTGTTGTTTAGTACATATTGAACAAATCCAAACTTTTTTCTCAGGATTTACTTTTAATCCATGTATTTCATTTAATCTATCTTTAATAGATGCAAACCAATCGAATTTAAAAAGTTGTTTTTCTAACCCAAACTCTTGCCTATCTACTTGCCCACATTTAAAACATTCGTACAATTCTACTATCATTTACTTACCTTCCTTATTTTTATTTCAAAGTATTCTTTGCCATCGTGATTAGATGATTCAACTTTGTAATGATTGTTTGTAATTTTTTCTATTCTGTATGTAAAGTCTGCATTTGTTGGGGCTAATTTCCAAACAATGTCCATTGGATGATCGAGAATAAATTTTTGAGTACCAATTAAGTTTCTCCATGTTAAGTTTTTGCCTTCAACATAAACTTTTTTGTATTTGTGTTTTGTAAACTCCTCAACAATGTCAGATTGAAAATCATCGTATTCAATTTCATCTGTATATGCTTCTAAGTTTGCTATTATTTTATTTAATTTCAATTTCATTTACTTACTCTCCATATATTTTATTCTTATTGTTTATAATGTGTGAGAGTGTGACCGACTAGCGTCTAGCGATCCGTTAGGTTCATTGCCCACATTGGTCAATCATTCGATCTTTAAATCTCTACTTATCGATCTCACTCTCAATTAGAGTTAATAATTTCGGTTCTTGCAAGAGAATATATTAATGTCTTCTAACTAATTAATACGTTACTTCAGCGTCATGGTTCAGTTATCAACTCTACTCATATTCGTGCCATGTTTATTTATTGTTAGTCTGGCTCATCCAACTATTTAATTATATACTACCACACTCTCTCTCTCAAGTCAAGTCTTTATAGTAAATGCTTGGCTATCTTTTAGTCTAGGGAATTTAGTACCCCTGCTTTTATATGCAATCCAATCTTTGGGCATTGCTCCACCTATTCCCTTAGTCTTTTTATTCTTAACTTGTCTTTTACTCGGAATCTCTGAGATGCTAGATATGTTATTGAACATACTCTCTGTAAATCTCTCAGACTTCCAGTCTTTTTTATTGTCTACCTTAGCCGTAGGGATACATTGCTGATGTCCTCGCTGTTCACATCTAGATACGTTTTGTTCACGACCTGATACGTTACAGTACTGCTTAGGATAGAACTTGGTTATAGTTACCATAATTCTCAACTCCGTGCCTTTTATGTTAGGCTGTTATTTAATTGTTAATCTCTTTTAGTCTTTATTCTTTAGTCTTAAGATTATTATATCACTCTCTCTCTCAGTTGTCAAGTATTCTTTTTTCCTTATTATGCTTTAGTGGAAAACTATTTTTTAAAGAGTTCCTTAACTATTTGATTAAGTGTTACTTTTTAATCTCTTATAAGTATCTTATCACTCTCTCTCAATTTTGTCAACCTTTATTTATATAATTAATTATATTAATAATGATTAAGTATTAATTAATTAAGTAATAATAATTAACTTATGAGATAAGTATATCATTAATATATTATATTGTCAAGTATTCCATTCTCTCTCTCAGAATAGAACTTATGTTCTAATAACTAATATTAGTACTTGACACTCTCTCTCTCATATGATATAATAGTACTTGACTATTAAATATAATCGATCATGGATTAATTTATTTTCCCCCCAAAAAGTACGCCGATAGACGAGAGGGGTGTATTAATATATTATATATGGCAATAAGAGCGCTGAGGATTAACAATGACACTATCTAATCAAATTCATGAAGAATACCCTGATATGGAAATACTATTAGCTGATGGCTTTGATGAGGCCTTCATTGGAATAGGTCAACAATTCTCTAAATTCATGGCAGTATACGATAAATCCAAATGTATCGAGATCCTGACGGATCAAGGGTTAAGTCCCGATGATGCTCAAGAATACATGGATTACAATGTGTATGGTGCTTATATGGGAGAGAATACTCCGGTGTTTATAGAGAGGTTGGAACTCTAATGCCATTTATGACCAATGGAAAGAGGGATTATAAGAAAGAGTTGGCGTGGGAGAAGGAGAATAGGCCCAATAGAGTTAAGGAAAGGGCCAGTCGTAATGCTGCAAGAAAGATGCTTGGACTTAAGGTAGGTGACGGAAAGCACGCAGATCATAAAGACAATAATCCCAAGAACAATAGAAAGTCTAATTTAAGAGTTACCACTGCTAAATCTAATTTGAAAAAAGAAGGGAAAAGGAAAAGTAATGGTCGTTAATGTACAAGAGATAATTGCGAGGATAGGTACGGGTTTTACTGCTATCGAGAAAAGGGTGCTCAAGGTAATACCTGCTTGGAAAAGGTGGCCTAGAAGACTCAGGAAGGTCTATATACTGCTTGGAACATACGGATCGAGTAATGTTGCACTTAGAGAGATGTGTGACGAATTTGGATGGGATGCCAATGAACTAAAGGTTCAGATAGAAGAGTGTCCTGAATTTTTTGATTCCCTTAGAGAATACAGAGAAGAGGGTGCGTATCCAGAAATACCACAGAGTAAACGTAAGTCAAGAATAACCACTGCGCAACTAAATACGCTGTATGCACAAGAAGCTGCCATGATTCAGTTCATGCATTTAGAGGATGCTAAAGCACAGGGTAAGGCAGGTACGGACTTTGCGATTAAACTTATTTTAGAGGCAGGTATGTTGGATGTTGTAGAAAACGTAGGTAACAGGCCTGAAATAAAACACTATATGGATCAACAGGAAAATGGTCCCGGAGTATTAGAGGGTTACACAGTAGACAACTCAGAACTCCTATCTTATGATGACGGACTACCTGATTTTAGCAAAAAGAAAAAACAAGAGGCTGAAGAGGTCAAGGAAGAAGAAGACCCACCAACCTTAGTACCCGGTTTATAATGTATCAGCCATATCCTTGGCAGGAGAAAATGCATGATGCAGAAGCCAAAATTAAATTTGTACAAGCTGGCAGGCGTGCAGGGAAGACTAGATCGGCACTAAACGAGGCGCTTGGTGTCATTAAAGAGGCTTCTCTCACCCCTGTCGTATTTCCGGGGACTACAACTAAGCTGAGTGCTGATCAAGCAGACCTTATTCCTCCTATCCACGTTTGGACAGTTGCGCCAACAAGAGCACAGATGTTACAGCAGTGGAACGAAATGCAATCTATTATTCCAGAAGAACTTGTAAGGCAAAAACGTGACAACCAGAGAGGTGGAAGAGGTGGTGGGTTCAAACACGATGAACTAAACGTGTGGTTAGATTTTAAAGATGCAAACGGCAAATGGATAAACGGGAGATGGAGGAGATCGGTATTCTGGGAACTTAAATCGGCAGATAATCCAGAAGGACTGCAAACTGTAGGATTGGATTTCCTACACATGGCAGAGAGTCAGGATATCAAGGAAGCTGCTTGGAATAAAGTACGGCCTACACTAAACTCTCCGGGAAGAATGGGTAGAGCAATCGTAGAAGGAATCCCTCCAGAAAGTTCACAGCACTGGTTTGCTCGTAACTTTAAGATGGCTAAAGATAACCCCTCAAGCAGAAGACAGGCTTTCCACGCATCTACGTTTGACAACCCTCATTTAACAGATGACGACAAGTTGGAGATAGAAGAAGAAAAAGCTACATTGACAGAAAACATATGGGAGAGATTCTATATGGCTCATCAACCAGAAGGTGCAGGTAACTTCTTCAGAAATATTCCGGCAGCCTACACGAAACCCGATTCTGTAGAACTAGCTAGGCCCTTAGAAGACAGGTTCTATGTTGCAGGGCTGGACATAGGTAGAAGCAATGACGCAACAGTTATGGTGATAAAAGACAGGCAATCCAGAACTTCTGTGTTTGCATTTGAATTATTGAAGACTGACTGGTCCCTGCAGGTTGAAACCATCAAGCGTGAGGCTATTAGATGGGGTGTACAAGAGATTTACATGGACTCGACAGGTCTAGGTGGTCAAATCGGAGAAGATGTCTTATTTAGAGAGTTGCTTGAAGAGTCGATTCCCGTAGTAGGATATAACTTTACTGCAGCCAAAAAATATCAGTTGTTTTTAGATTATGCTATCTCTTTGGAAAAAGAGACTGTTGCATTTCCACAGAGTTGGAGTAAACTAATAAGTCAGTTAGAAGACATTGCTCATAGGGAAACGGCAAACAGAGGACACACGTTTTATACTGTGTCTGGAAGGCATGATGACTGGGTGGATGCAGAATGTTTAGCTTTAATGGCTTGCGATCCTGCTTTGGAAATGGGTGATCAAAAATTCTTTCCCGTATCTAAGCAAGGTATTACACCATTAAACTCAAACTACTCCAAGAAGTCATCTCGATTAAAACGATGGAGGCAAGAGAGGAAAGAAGCGATGGGTATTGATCCAGAAGCTGGAGACCTTATTGTCAACAGTAAATAAGAGGAATAATGGTTTCATATCAAGGGCAACAATCAATGTCTGCTGATCCTGAAGAGGAGATAGAAAGAGAGGGTGCAAACCCGATCAACGAACCTTTAGTTAGTCAGGAGCTTATCGAAGATAAGTTGGTACAGGGCAAGACTAAGTTTAAAGATTTTTATGACAACTGTTCAGAAGCAGAAGAATTTTACTTAGGTGAATTTGATTTTGATGTTCCTGAGACAGGATCCCTAGTTAGACTGGGAACAAGCCAGTCTGTTATTAATTCTCTTGTTGCACACGTTACTCCACAGTTTTTAGATATATCAGTGCCTGCTCCCGGTTCAAGAGGACAAGCTAGAGCCGAACTTATAGAAAAGTTTTTAAAGGGAGCCAATCATATGCTAGAGCAGTTCTCTCCTACAAGAAGAGAAATTGCAAAACAAATGGCATTGTATGGAGTGACTTGGGAGAAAACAGAGTTTGCTGCTAACAGGTGGCAGGACTTTCCTGAACCTCCAAGAGAGGGTGAAGACGATTCGGACTACAAGGAAAAAGTTAAGGATGTTTTAGAAAACAGAAACTTAAACTTTCCAATGACTTCCACACCAATTAATCCTAAAACTTGCGTTTGGGATTTAAACAATGGACAGAATCCAAGATGGATAATCCATTATTACGAAGTAGATGCAGACTGGGTATCGGCTCACTTTCCTGATTGGGATGGCCCAAATACAGGAAGAGTAGAGTTCGTAGAATACTGGTCTCAGACACAAGTAGCTTATTTAGCAGATGGAAGATTTGCGCTTGAGCCAAGGCGACACGGATACAAAACTTTACCATTCACTCAGTATTGGCCACATACTGGTTTAATGACTGAAGATGCAGAACCTGAACATTTATACAGAGGAATCCTTCATGGAAACTTCGATATGCTTAGGGCAGAATCAAGATTAGCATCACAGTACATGGACATAGTAGCAAATTCAGCATGGCCGACTAGAGACTTTAGAGGACCTCCGGGTATAACTGAACAAGTAATGGATGGATACGAAGAAACACCGGGTGCTAAAAACTTTATGCCA